CTCATAGCCTCTGCGGGCGAGCGCGGTACCCAGTGTTTCCAGTTGCGGCGGGTCATTGGATGGGGCTCCTTGGCGCCGCTGGCAGCGGCGTCCAATCAAAAACTTTGTTTCACCCTTGGCAATGTCGTTACCAACGGGCCAGTCTGTTGGTGGCATTCACCAACACGGGAGAACAGTGGCCATGGCTGACGACATCAAGCAGTTACGCGCCCAGGTAGAGGCACAGAGCTGTGTGATCCAACACTTGCTGGTGGCTTGCATGCGGCACGGGATAATCGATTCGCATGTACTGGCCGAGGAGTGCCGAACCCGCAGAGACAGCCCTACGTCCATTGCGGCAGAGCCCGGCGCAGGCCGGTTGCTGCTCATGGAGCTGGAGGCCTGGGCGACACTGATCACTGATCAGCACCTGGCAGATGCAGGGCCTCAAGGCGATTGAGCGCCTCGGCTTCGTCAAGGTTTTTGGCCTCGGCTTCATCCTGCAAACGCTGGTAAACCGATTGCACGGAAAGCCCCATGGCATGCGCTAGACGAGCGCAGCGCCCAGCACGGGAGTAATCAACACCAATAAACGGGTCTAGAGCGGCATCCAGCCCCTTCAACTGACGGAGCCTGACGGCAGCCTGGACGGCGCTGATGGGCTGTACGTCCTGACGGGTGAGGCGATCCCCCACCAGCCGCCCTGCGCCGATCAGCATCAGGCGGTCAACCAGCTTGGCGGTACCGGGCGTGGCCAGGGTGCGGTCAACGATGACCAAAGCCTGCTCTTGGGCTTCTGCCAGGTGCGCGGCAATGGCTGGGCCATCACCCGGTGCGCAGGCAATCAGGGCGTTCAGCGCAGCGCGCCAGGCGTCCATCGGGTGGGGGATCAGGTCGATGTGTTCTAGGTGCATGGCGGTCACCCTCAAGCGGCTTGGTGGGTTTGGGTTGGGTTGGCTTTCAGGCCCAGGGCCACGGCGGCGTGGTGAGCATCGCCGCGCAGGCCTTTGAGCCGGCCGCGCAGCAGGTCGACCATGGTCATGCGGTCGATACCCAGCTCACGCGCCCAGGCGGATTTGTTGATGCCGTGCGTCACGAACCAGGCGTTGGCGCTTTCCGGCGTTTGTGGGTACGGCAGCGGGGCCGCGCTGGTGGTGGTTGGGTTGCCTTTCATGCTTGGCCTCGTGTGGTAAATTGCGGTTTTCGAGCAAGGAGCGGCGCTGATGGATCAGTTGGAACCATTGCTGGGCGCGATCAGGGAGCGGCATCAGGAGCAGGCGGCTCACCTGCATGGCCTTGAGTGCCTGGTGGGGTTTCTGTTGGCGCAGTTGAAGGCGAGCCCGGGTTGGTCGGCAGAACGCTTGCTGGATGCCCTGGAGGCAGAACAACGAGCACAGCTGGAGCGTGATCCGGAAGCCCCGCAGCTATGGCCGTTCGAACAGCTAGCGATGCAGTTGAGTTGCCTAGCTGGCCGCCCAGTGTGGCCAAGCGACCTGCCCAAAGCGCTTCAACGGGGCTTCCCCAGGCTTGACTCAGCACCGCCTGGGTTGCGGCTCGCAGGTGCTGATATTCAGCACGACGAATGAGTTGGTAGATGGCGTTTGGAGTAGTGCCGAAGCGCTCGGCCAGTTCGGCCTGGTTGGTGCCATTGAAGGCTTGCAGGATTTGCGCGTCCCGTGCGGCAAGTTGCGCTGCAAAGCCCTGCGGGATATGGCACGCGGTGCGCTCGGCTACGTATGCGTCGAGCTGCTCGGCAAAAGCCTGGCCAACACCGGCTGGGTCAACGGTGACGCGAGCGGTCGGGAACAGAATGCGCATGGCATCGAGCACGGCCTTGAACGCGCCAACGACAAAGGCCAAAGGCAGTTCGCTGGAGAATTCGATATGTAGGTTGTAGGTGTTTGGCTTGGGGTTCATGGCGGCTTCCTTCGTGGCTAAGCGAGGTGTTGCGCTGTGGTGTGTGGTTAATAATGGAATCATTCGATTCCATGGTCAAGGCCTTTAATGGAACTTTTTGAATCCATTGGCGCGCGCTTGCGCCAAGAACGAGAGCGCATAGGGCTCTCGCAGACTGAGTTCGCTGCAATTGCAGATAGGGCTGGGGTTGCGGGTGCGACGCGTCAATCGCAATCCCTTTACGAAAAAGGCAAGCGAATGCCTGATGCGGGCTACCTGGCTGTTGTCGCCGCGGCTGGCGTGGATGTGGGCTATGTTTTGACGGGGCAGCGCTCAAATTCGCCGTTGACGGCGAATTTGACCGAAACACCAAATCCGGTCACGAATGAGCGTGGTGATGACGGGCCACCCTTGGTTGACCAGGCACCCACGGCGGGACAGATACCTGCCATGCCTGTGCTGACCCGGCGCGAGCGCTACCTGCTGGCCAACTATCGCGGCTCCGATGAGGAGGGGCGACGAGCGATGGAAGCCACAGCGAGTGCATTGGCGCACAGGGACAGTGCTAAAAAGAACGGCCAAGACGGCGAATGATGATTAACGTGCGTGGGGATAATGGAATGATGCGCTTATCTGTAGCTACCCTGCTTGCTGCGGGGTTGATCACTGGATGTGGTACGGCACCTAGGCAGTACGATGTTGAGCGGAGCAGGCTTGTTAACCAGAGCTATGAAACGGTTTGGTCTGGGCTGATTAGCTACCTGGCCGAGCGGAATATCCCCTTGAAGAGCTTTGCCAAGGATAGCGGCGTGATCTTCGCTGAGGCGGTCACCTTTGACGAAGGCCAGGCCGATTGCGGCTCACCCGGCTTGCTCAAACCCATTGCCCGATATGCCAGCATCAACATCCTGGTGCGCCCGCAAGGCAGTGCGCAGAAGGTCACAGTGAATAGTCGCTTCGTAGAGACTCGATTCAACTCGCTGGACTACTCAAGCACAAGGGTAGAGTGCAACTCAAAGGGAGTGGTCGAGGAGCGCATTTTGTCAGCGCTCGGGCCGGGTGCGCCCAGCCCGACTAAGTGGCAGGCAGTCCCAACGCGGGAGCCCTCTTCACAGCCAGCTGCTACGCATGGGGCCAGTAAAGAGCAGCAGCTCCAGGAGCTGCAGAACACACCCGGCCTGAGCTACGAGGAATACCGGCATCGGTACAAGCTGATCATGGGGCAGTAGCACGGAGGCTGTATGAGCGACTACGGAGAAGGTGACCTGGACCTGCTGTTCACCATGTTTGAAGGGGTGATGCAGGCCCAGGAGTACCTGGCTATGAGCCTTTTACATACCGGCGCGCTTGATCGCGCAGGCCTGCAAGCCAGGCTTGAAGCCGCGCTGGCCAGGGATGATTTGCGGGTTGGCACACAACTCCCCCTTTCGCGCATGCTTGAGGTTGTGAAGGGGCAGCAGCCGCCCCCGCCACCTCGCTGGACGCCTCGGGTGATTCCTGGGAAGAAGCCTGACTGAGCCTGCGCTGCGCCTCTGCCTCAACGGCGGCACGCCTGGCAGGCGCGGCGCGCTGCAACTCAAGAGCCTGCTCCAGCAGGCCCCTGCGCGGCTGATCGAAGTCGCGCAATATGGATTCGGCGCGTGACCTGAAGGTCGCCAGGCTTTCACCGTTCTCAATGCTGTAGTCGATGATCTGGCGAAGTATCGCCAGGCGGTCGGCGTCGTTCGTCTGCATATCGGTTGTCCTCTGCTGGTTTTGGCTGCCGATCCTGCGCCCTTGCATGGGCAATGTATTTTTGCCGCGTCCAAATTACTCCGCGCGCGCGCGAGGCGAAGCTGTGATCTCTCCCCCGGTCGGACTGCCGGTATGAGCACAGCAACGGCCAGGGATTGGCCAACCTCGGAGCGCAACCCATGGCCACCTGCCAGAACAAGCCAAAGCGCCGCTTCCTGCCGCGCATGACAGTCTTCGCTGTTATCTCCATCCTGCTGCTGGTCGCGATCTGGTTCGTGCGCCCTGAGCAGCTTCAGGTGGTGCTGTACAAGGTCAGCCTCATCACCATCGGCGCCGTGCTGGCGTATTACATCGACCGCGTGTTGTTCCTGGTCGAGGCCAGGCCGCATGAGTGCATCGGGGGCATTCACATCGTCGGGGCGTGGATCAGGCGCGCCGTGATCGCCTTAGCCTGCATCCTCGGCATGACGCTGGGGCTCTGACCATGGCCCGCCTAAAGCGTTGGCTCGCCGCCGCGGGCAACGACATTGCGATCATCTGGGAGATCGAACCGCGGCTGTTTCTGTGGCCGCTGATCCTGCTTGTGTTCGCAGTCGGCTTCTTCATCGTGCCCAGCGCCGATGCTGCAAGCATCCCGACCGCTGCCGAGCAGCACCGCCGCACCCTGGTGCGCGCTGCGCATGCCGAATGGGGCCTGGGCGCGCCTGTGGCGACGTTCGCGGCCCAGGTGCATCAGGAAAGCGCCTGGCGGGTGAATGCTCGCTCACCGGTCGGCGCCGAGGGCCTGGCGCAGTTCATGCCGGCTACTGCCGACTGGATGGCCGAGATCTACCCGCGCAGCTTGGGCCCGGCGCAGCCGTACAACCCAGGTTGGGCGCTGCGCGCCATGGTGGCGTTCGACCGTTGGCTCTACGAGCGCAATCAGGCCGTGAGCGAGTGTGACCGCTGGGCCTTCGTGCTGGCCGGCTACAACGGCGGCAATGGCTGGGTGAATCGTGACCGTAGGCTGGCATCGGCTAAGGGTGCCGATCCGCTGGCCTGGTTCGATTCCGTCGAGCGGCATAACGCTGGCCGCTCGGCTGCAAACTTCCGCGAGAACCGCCATTACCCGCGCGCCATCCTGCTGCGCTGGGAGCCCATGTATGCGGCTGCCGGCTGGGGGCCTGGCGTATGCGCCGACAGGTATAGCCGCCATGAAGATCCCAACGCTGTTTCTGCTCGCCACGTTGACCAGCACTTCGCCTGCCGCTTGCTCCCGGAACTGGTTGGCTGCCGCCGAGCTGTTCGCATCGCCACCGCCCCGCGTTCGCCCGGCCCAGCTCTGGCCGCCCGAGCGCGTGGACAAACGACCACCCATGCCGCGCTGGCTGCGGCGTCGGCTCAAGCGTAAGGGGCGGTGATGAAGAACGTCATCGGCTGGATCGCTGACTACTGGTACGTGCCGATCTTCGTGGCGCTGGCATACCTGATGTACGCCTACGGCGAGAGCCAGTATGACCGGGGCCACAGCGCCGCTCAGGCCAAGGGCGATAAGGCCGTTGCCGATCTGCGCGAGGAGCACCAGAAGCTGCGCGCCGATGCCGCCGAACAGAACCTGGTGCTTTACCGCCAGCAGGTAGAGCGCGCCAACCAGGCCGAGCTGGTGTTCCTGGATGCCCAGGACGAGATCGGCCGGCTCAAGCAGCAACTCACACAGGAGCGCATCAACCGTGTCTCGACTCAATACGCCCCGGCGCGTGGCGCTGCCCCTGTGGCTGCTCCTCGCTTCGTTGTCACTTGTGGCTGGCTGCGCGACTTCAACGCAGCGCTTGGAGCCACTACCCCAGCTCCATCCGGCTGCCGAGCCTACGCCGGCTCTCAAGAAGCGGCCTGGCCCGCCCCCGGCTCTGACGCCGAACTACTGGAAAGCGGCGTTACCGCAGCGGACATCCTGGCCCATGCGCGTGACTACGGCGCTTGGGCGCTCGCCAACCTTGCGCAGCTGAACGCACTGATAGACCTACACAACAAGGACAAGCCCTGATGGATTTCGACTACCTGCTGCGCCTCGGCCAGTTCCTGTTCACCGTGGTGGTGGGTCTGTTTTCGCTGATGGCCGCACGCCGGGCCTCATCGAAGGTCGAGGCCGAAGCCCTGGCCCAGCGCCTGGCCGGGCAGGACAACCGGCTGACGGTGCTGGAGCAGCAGATGAAGCACCTGCCCACCAGTGACCAGTTCACCGAACTGGCCGGCGAGCTGGCCGAGCTGGCTGGAGACATGAAGGCGATCAAGGTCGAGATCGCGGGGGTAACCAAAGCGCTCGACCCTTTGGCACGCGCCGTTGAGCGCATGAATGAATACCTGTTGAACAACAAGTGAGGCTGCAATGAGCACTCAATACGCTGACTTTCTGCGCCAGGATCAGCGCCTGGTGATGCTGCGCATCCTCTCTGAGCTGCCGCAGTACCGCGCCAACTCGTCGGTTATCACCAGCCTCCTGGGTGAGTTTGGGCACCACCCGAGCCGAGACCAGGTCAAGGGCGAACTGACCTGGCTGGGCGAACAGGGCCTGGTGAAGGTGGAAGATATTGGCTCC